CCTCATTACAATTAGATTGATTGCGTAGGAACAAGCCTCAACCCAGTCTTTATATTCTTCATCATTTCGGAATGTCTCAATTATGTCTTCAAGTATTCCTATTGCTTCTTCTCTGTTCATTCTGTATCACCGCCTATCCTTGCCCCTGTTCTTGGGTCTATGTTGTAGCCATATCTATCCTCGTTAGGGACAAACTCATACCAATCTTGCGGTTCTTCCCCTGTTCGGCAACCACCGCCGTTTTGTAAATTGTGATAGCATAACTGCCCCTGTTCGTTAATGGTGAGCATATCGTGGCGATTATCTCCAACCCTTCGGACTATATTTAATTCCTTGTCTCTGATATAGATGTCAATGTTGCTCATGTCTCACTCTCCTTGTTTGTCTTGAGCAAGCCAGTGAATTTTATTGGCTTGAATCTTTTGGCAAGTTGTATCTGGATAATTAGTTCTTCTGCCCACAATTCACAGTAATGGAAATTGTCTTCACATATATTCCGTGATATAGCATCTGCCAAGTCTTTTGCTCTGCTCTCTGCGTGTATCGTCGCAGGCTCTGCACCTAATGGTGGTTTGTTGTATTCGTTAATCATTCTGTATCACTCTCCTTAAAGTGTTCGCAGGGTCTATCCCACGGGTCGTGTTCTTCGTTACAATGAATCATGTATACCAAGTTCGTATAATCCCAAAATACGTCCGTACAATGTTCACAGAACACACAGTCTGTTTCGTCTTTGCATTTTATGGTGATTCCACCTCTTGGGTGTATTGGGTCTTCAAGAAAATACTCCCTTGTCATTCTGTATCACCGCCTCGTATGTCCGTATGATGGTGGCTCATGTCAAATGTCACCGTGCTATCCTTGATGTTGATATTGTTTGCAAAGATTCTTTCAAACACCTTTCCGACTTTCTCTGCTATATCCTCGGTCTTTGCATATATGCCGTATCTTGTGTTGCCATCCTCGCCCTTTTCGGCTTCTCCGATTTCGTACCAATCTTCGCCTACTCCTGCAAGTGTTCCGATTTTGGCAAGTGCTTCGTTGAATTGCTTATCGTCTTTCATTTCTCTCTCCTCTCATGCTCCGTACACACATCCGTGTACTCAGTCCAATCTGTGTAATATTCGCTGTCGTAGTTTGCACAGTACCAATCTCCATCATCGTCTTTCCTGTGCCATTTGCACGTTCCGCAACATTCGTTGTGTGTCATTCCTCTACCTCTCTTTCCCATTCGGCATCGGGGCATCCAATGTTAATGTCTGCCACGTTTTCGTCAAGACATATCGTTTCTTTGTCGCAAAGTTTATCTTTGTTGTATATGCAATCGGTAAATTCGCAATGTACCAACGTCATTCCTCTACCTCGCTTTCCATACCTCGTGGTCTGCTGTTCATTTTGTCCAACACCGTCTCGGTCAAATGTACCTCGCCGTTGAACCCTGAAGTGTCATATACCTTTAACGTATATAGTGGGCATTTGTCATCGGCGTACATTTGCATACCCTTAACTACGGCAACTAATACCACTTTATCTCCAATATCGTACTTTGTTTTCATTCTTCTACCCCGCTTTCCTCGACATCTTTTTCATCTTCATAACTTGCCCACGAACAAGCGGTGCAACTCGCAAACTCGCCTACCAAATCCGCATATGGGCAATAATCTAATCCGCATGGGTTTTTACTCATTCCTCTACCTCTCTTCCCTGTGGGTCTGCCTTGTGGCAATATCCATTTTCGCTTGTTCCATGCTCCCACTCTCTGCACCATTGAATATGTCCATCCGAGTACCGTCGCTTACAATCCTTACATCGCACCAATTCGCCTTGCCACTCTGCCACTATATTCACTTTGCCGTCCTTACATTCCGTATCTATGTGGAGTATTCTGTCTTGTGGTAATCTCATTACTCTACCCCGCTTTCCCTTATGGCATTGAACAGTTCCGTGATGTATGTTGTGATTTCGTCTGCTATATCGCTACCTGTGGAATCGTGATAGTATTCATCTGCCAATGCTCCAAGATATCCCAAATCTCGACACACATTACACATTCTCGCTATGTCCGCTGTGATTGGTTTCTCGCTCATGCTTTACCATCCTCTCCGTTATCTCTGTACGGTTCGAAACCATTATGACGTAGCCACCCGTTCAAACCGTTGTATGCACTTGCATCTTCCGTAAGCCAGTGTGCCCTGCATCCATCACAGTCAAGCCCTAACTCATTTCCGCTTCCCTTGCACAAATCACAGAACGTAACTGCATAGTCAATATCTCCGACTTCGAATTGCGCCAAGAACTCATCTAACTGCTTATCTGTCATAGACCGTATCACATCAGCGTTTGTCATTCTTCTTCACCATCCTCTCTGCGTTCGCCATGAGAACAAAAGTCATCTGCATTAGTGAAACGAACACCGCTGAACCTACCACACCATGTTCCCATATAGTCATCTTGACACCAACGGCAATCCTTGCATCTGACTACCTCTACGACATCAACAAGCGGAGCATACGGTGTACATACCTTATATTTGCCATCAAGCAGATAATTTTCTTTGCTATCCATATCGAACAATCTCATACTTCACCATCCTCTCTTCTTCTCACTACTTCGCATCTACTTCGCACTTACTTCGCAAGAGAGCATCGGAAAGCGTGTTCATATTGTCTGTGGAAATTTTGTACTGAAAATCAAAATCGCACTTATCTTTGTACTTGCACATATCACATTCTTCCCTTGCACACATCGTCAACCGCATTAATGCTTCTCTAACGTCTTCAGTCATTGGCTCGGCTTCGGCTGATGGGAATTCGGATATAATCTCTGTCGCTTCTTCTGTAGTGAATTTATACTTTCCCACTAACAACCGAATTGCATCTTCTCGCTTTATTAGTGTCATTGTTGCTCCTTTCTGCCCTTTCGGGCTTGCGAGGATTCCCACCACTTATTAAGTTCCTCGCTGAACGGAAACCATCTCTCGGCAACCTCGGTTTTGCCTATCGTGGCATAGTCTAACTGCCTTGTCCGTTCCCCATCTGCTCGTCAGCAGACCATTTGGATAGCCCATACTACCGTCATCTTATACGCTTGTCCCGAAGGAAACCCCGTGCACAGGGCTATGGGCTATTGGTATATCAACGCTTATGCGATGGTATCTCACGGAAGATTTGTTAATCTTTCTATCTCTGCCTCTTGGAGCATGAATATTTTGTGCATTGCTTCAGAGCCTCTGTGATTGTTTTCTACGATGATTTCGAGCATCTCGCACTTGTTCATGTAATGCTCCAGTTCTTCTGTGAGTCTCTTTATTTCAGCCTGCAATTCGTCAACATTCGTCATTTTCGACCTCCTCAATATCTATCTCACCAAGTGCCGCCATAGTGTCCTTGTGTCCGTTCTCCCATCCGTAGCGGTACATGTTAGTGGAATGTCTCACGCCGTCTTCAAAGCCCTTGTCGTAAGCGTCCTGTATTGCTTCCTCCAAAACTGGCTTAATGATTTCTCTTATCTTTTCCTCAAGCATTAATGTCCTCCAATCGTTTCATCGCCTCGTCTACTGTGATGAATCTGTACGGGGTTATCCACTCGCCTCTCCAGTAGTATTCCTCGACGAGGCACTCCGATACATCTACAATCGTATCCCCTTGATGAACATCCTTGTCGTGTGTGATAAACAGGACTGTCCCGCCGTTCTTGCAGGAGTCTACGATGTTTGATAAAAGCCGCCTCTGCCCCCGCTTAAACTCGCCTTTTACGTTCTTGATTTCTCCGATGACCAAGAACCCTGTAGGAGTAACGTGGAGCAAATCTATATCACTGCACACGACTCCGATGTTCGAGTAATCCATATGTAAGTTGTGTTCTCCCCAATCCCGAATCATTTAGAAAGGCACTTCGTCATCCCTAAGTGCTGTGAATCCTGTTGTGTTTCCGCCTTCCGCAATGTCAAACGCAAGCACCATGAGTTCTATCTTCTTGCGAGTCTCGCCGTTGACTTCAAACTCACGCACTGTGAGGAATCCGTCTTTGATATCTATCTTTGTCTTGTTCTCAACGACGACGCCTTTGCGGAATCTCACATCCAGATACGCATTGGTGTATGACCCGTCCTGTCTTTTGCTCGATACGCCTGTAGAATATGTGTACCAAGTCCCGTCTCTGCCCTCATGGGCTTTGGCGAATATCGTTGTCTCTCCATTAACCTGCATTGAACATACCTCCTAACTTGTTTCTGATATCGTCTGGCATCTGCACTGCCTCGAAGTCGTCTCTCTCGTAGTATTCTTTCTCGAATACCTTGTACTTCTTTGGTTCTGTCTGCTTTGGTTTGCCTTTGTTCTCGCGCTCTTCTTTTCTCGCCCATGAGAGAATCGTTGCGTAGTGGTCTTTATAGGTCTTGCCCTTAGAGCGCATGTACTCTGACAGTGATTCGATTCTGTCGCTCCAGTCTTTCGGAAACTTCTCTTTTATTTTCTCGAATTCGTCCTTTGAGAGCATGACATTCTTGAATTCACCGTAAGAATCTTTATTAGCGTTCTTTTTCTTGCTCTTGCCCTTGCCTTTGTCGGACACTGGGAGGACATTGTCCTCTGTTGGGTTACTATATATACCTATACTATCCTTACCTAACCTATACTGGGTTTCACATTGGTCTACCACTGGTATACCGTCTGGTACACCAAGCGTATACGCGCCGTTTTCTTCGATGTGCAGGTCTGCTTTTTCTTCCCTGTAGGCGGTCTCTTTGTATCTGTCAGAACGCAGATAGTTGTTGATTCTCCAGTGCTTAATGACGATAACTCCGCTCTCAAATACGAGGATGAACTTTTTCCCTATGAGAATGTTCATGTCATCAAGGGTCGCTCCTACTTGGCGCATTATTGATTTTGGGTTATTGACGAATCCGTCGTCGTCAGCGAACATCCCAAGCGTGAAGTAAAGACACCTTGCGCTCATTGGCATGTCGAGGAACGCATCACTTGTTACAATTGTCTTGGCGAACATTCTTCTCTCAGCCATTTTTATTCCCCCACTCTCTCTGAATCTGTGAATCCAGAATCCTTATCTTCAACTTCAACGTGTTTATAGATTCCTGTGCAGTCTTGTACATGGTCTCTGCTACGTCTCTCTTAAAACGCTTCTCAGCGACCTCTGGAACGCCGTATACCACTTGATTGATAAGTGTTACTGGCATGTCCTTTGTTGTTCTCAGTTTCAGTGCCTCTTCTCTGAGGCATATCTTGTAATCTCTCTCAGCCTCTGCAAGTTCATTGCCGTACTTCATCAACTGTCTGCCAGAATGAGTTAGTTTGTTGCACAGGTCGTTGAGTTCATTAATCATGTCAACTCCGTCCATTATTTTTCCTCCTTACGTAAATCCCAGACCCACTCGCCATTGAGCCAGACTTTCTCGTCGCATCTGTCGTCGTAAAATCTGCCAAACTCCCTATAAAAGTCGTCCTTTGTCCCGATGTGGGCAACCTCTACGTACCATTCTTGGCACATTCTTTTCAGCCAGTGGTCGAGGTCTACCCAGTTCTTGTCTCTGTTCGACGCCCCGTTAGGATGGACGGAATGATGCAACGGGCAAATGAAGTCGTACTTTTCGCTGAGTTTGCGATTCGCTCCGCCAAATACATGGTGTCTCTCAATACCTGTTTCAATCCCCGTCACGAAGCACTTGTCCATGTTGTCCGTGAATATGCTATTCAATCTCTTCGCCATGCCATTCCTCCATGAGTTTCTCTGTGAGTGGTTCTAACTTCTTTAAGTACATCCTCATAAATCCTTTGTCGTACTTGATTTTGTGGAACTTTATCCTGCCGAAATCTACTTGAGGCTCGCCCTCGTAGTCTTCCCTGTACAGTGGGTATTCCACTACATACAACTTCTTAAATTCTGGGATGTCGTCGCCCCTTTCATGTGCCTGTTTCCATGCGTACATCTGAACTTGCACTTGCCCATATATGTACTTTGGTATAAACTGATAAAGGGCATTTTTCGTGAGTAACGGTTTCTCTGCTTTGTGGGTCTTGACCTCGTAAATGATTCCGTCTTTGTCACCATCAATGTTGACTCGCAGACGCATGTCTGGAAGTAGTATCTGCCTGTCCTTGATGATGTCCCCGTCTATCGCATCCAGAATCGGATGCTCGAACATAGTTCCCGTATTGGTCACGGTGGAATCAAGGTCTCTCTTGATTGCGCCGATTTTTTCTGCCCAGAAGTCCTGCCATGACTTCGTATTGTGGTTATCGAGCAACACGTACTTGGCATCGGATGCCCCGAACCACCCGTCTCTTGAATAATCCGTAATCATAATTCAAGCATGTCCATGAAGTCCCAGTAGTCCTGCAAATCCCACTCCGACGTGTCGAGACCGAAGTCGTCCGCGATATCGTCAAGGATTTCAAAGCGCGACTGCCGATATTTTTCCTGCGCCATTTCGCGCTCCCACTTTTTCGGAAAGAAATTGTCCTGCCAAGTATCTGGACTATCGAATTCCGAATAGTTGCCATAAGGCGTGTCTGCGTGATACATGCTTACCTCCTTACTGCTGTGAGAGCCACTCAAGCGCGCCCTCAAGTCTATTCGTATCAAGTTCTGCAAGGTCAGCCACATGTGCCATGTTGCAGATTTCCTCTACAGGAACTCCCTTAGCATCTGCAAGAGCCTCAACCTTTTCAAGAAGTTCAGACTTTGAAAGAGATACTTTCTTCGGCGTTGAGAGCATTGACGCATCGTCATCCGTAGTGCAAAGACCAAACGCCATGAGAACGGAGTATCTTCTTGCATATGTAAGCGCTGACCCTTGTTCTTGAGCAGGGTTATTTGTGCCTTTGAGGGTAGCCTGTACTACTCTGCATCCTCTGATTGGCCTTGACTCCTTGCCGTCTGGGTCTACCTTGACTGTTACTATGTAGTCATGCCCCTCAATAACCTCTATGGACTGATAGTATGACCACCCTTTTGACTCCAAATGTGCATGGATTTCTGCGAGGTCTGTGTACTTGTAGTTGTAACCATTCGCGTTCTTTCTCAGTGTAGTTTCAGCCATCTCTGTACCTCCTTACTTACGGACGACATATACGTCGTTGCCGCTCTTTACTGCTTTGAGAGAAAACCCTTTCGCTCTGATACAGGACGACGCCGTGCTGTAAGTTCTCCGTGCCTCGTCCTTGTCGGAACACTCGAACTTGATGTTCTTGTCCTGTGAACTCTCAAATTCGATGACCGCAAGGGATACCTCGCTCTTCGTCTTGCTAATGACGTTCTTCTCGATATCAACATTTCTCAAAATCTTCACTCTTTACCTCCTACTTGTAAAATTCATCAACTGGTACGCGGAAGAACTCCGCAATCTTTGCTACTGTCTGAATCTTCGGCTCGCCTCCGCCAGACTTCCATCTTGAAAAAGTCGCTCTGGACACGCCAGTGACTTTTGCAACCCTATAAGCAGTTACCTTATCCCGCTTACACAGCCTCTTGAATACTGCATATTTCGGCTTGTAAGCCATTGAATCACCTCCCTTCATGTCGTATTTGTGTTCTGTGACTTCGCCAGATGTAGTGGCTTGTAATGCGTACACATAAATGTTACAATCATCGTGGATAGTTTAATTAATGATACGTTCACATCTGTGTCCTTACTCTGCTATGATAGCACACATATGTGGTCGTGTCAATAACTTTTAGTGCAAAAAAATGAACTAATGAAAACGGCTTAACCGCAAGGTTTTGGAGGGATTTATGTACGAGAAGTTTGAAAAATTATTGGCGGATAAAAACGTGACCGCATATAGAGTTGCTAAGGATTTGGGTATGCCGCGTTCCGCTTTCTCTGGATGGAAAAATGGCAGAAGCACACCCAAGATTGAAACGCTACAGAAGATTGCGGACTACTTTGATGTGCCTGTCAGTTACTTTTATGATTACAGCGAACACGAGCAGATGAAAGAGGCGTATGTTGACATGGTGGCACACAAAATCCTCGATGAGATTTTCAGCAACGACAGCCTCAAGGAATTGTTCGACCTCGCTCAAGACGCCAAAAAAGAAGACATAGACCTGTTGGTGAAACTGCTTAAGAGGCTGAACAAATGAGACGGACATTTACATTCGAGGGGAAACGATATTCTGTCCAACGCAACACTGAGGCAGAACTGGAAAAGGCAATAGAGAAGAAAAAGGCGGACATCCTTGAAGGGCGAACAAAGGAACGCAACATATCTTTTAAGACCTACGCTTACAAATGGCTGAGGATATACAAGTCTCCTTATGTTTCACCTGCCACAGAAGGGATGTATCAAGCAAACATTAATACTCTTTGCGGACACATCGGTTCAAAGGCACTGAAAGACGTAACCGCCGAGGACGTACAGGCAGTTATTACTTGTGCCTATGAGCGGGGGCTTTCTAAGTCGAAGATAGACAAGTTGATTCTCACCGTTAGGCAGATATACAGACAGGCGGTATCCGACAGGGTCGTTTCATATAACCCGACTACCGCCATAAAGAAGCCACGGATGAACGAAGAGTCCAGACGCGCTCTGACGGATACGGAATATCACGCGATTATAGAAAGAGCAAAGACCCACGAACACGGGAATCTGATTCTCGCTATCCTGTATCTTGGACTGCGCCCTATGGAAGCCTCCCTGCTTACCGTGGAGGACATTACAGATACATACGTCCATGTCCGCGGTACAAAATCTAAAAAGGCTGACAGATATGTTGTGCGCCCAGAGGCTCTAATTTTCGATTTGCGGGGCAAAAGCCCCTCAGACAGGGTATTTGTAAACAGGCATGGAAAATCGCTCACACGGGACGATTTGCGCCGTATTTGGGCATCGTTCAAGGATGGACTCGCCCTACAGGATGTGACCTTATATACTTTAAGACACACTTACGGCACTCGCGCCCAGAAAGCAGGAGTTCCGATAGACGTTCTCGCCGATTTGATGGGGCATGAAAAGATAGAAACGACGCGCAAATATTACATCGACGATAATCTGGAATCCAAAGAGAAGCAAAGAGACAAACTCAATGAAATGTGGAAATAAAACAAGACCCCTCCGAAGAGGGGTCTCGTCCTTGCCCGTTGATGAAATTTGCTACCGAAAGGAGGTATATGCATTTTAGCATAAGGTGCAACTAACGTGCAAGTCCCTTGCAAAGTCTTGGTATATAATGGAGCGCGCATGACTGGCAGTCATGAGGTCAGGGGTTCGAACCCCCTATGCTCCACCAAAAAAAGTGTTGAAATTTCAACGATTTTGGCACTTTTTTATTTTATGCGTTTTTGCATAATGTGTGCAACTTACACCCTAAAATGTGCAACTTAGTGTGCAACTTTATTTCCTTTTCCGCATGGCTTCTTGCAGTTTCTTTGCGCGTTTCCTGTATGTGTCGTTTAGGTTGGACGGCTTTGTCCCGTCGGATGTGCTGAACGGGTCAGTTACCTTTCCTTTAATTGCGCCAGTATCGGTTGTTGGCATAGTGCCTTTCTTGCCTTTGCCGCCACCGCCACCGCCGCCGCGTCTGCCTCTGCGTCCTCTGCCGCGTCTGCCTCTACCACCGCCAGAGCCGTCGTCATCCATCGTTATGCCTGTATCTCCATCATGTGAGTAATTGCCGATAGCACCATACGGGTTCTTGTTTGGATTGCCACCAAGCAGTACCCATGCCATAGCCTTTTCTTCGCTTGTGGCTTTCCCTTTCTTGATGGTATTGCAGGCGGACTCGATTTCATCATTTGAAAGGTATGTGTTGCCGTCCTTGTCGGCTTTCTTGCCGAGTTTGATTAGTTGTTTTGTGGTATGCCCGTACTTCTCCGAGTACCCTCTGGCGGCGTTCATCTTTATGAGCATGTTCTTGTCGCCAGAATTTGCAATGTAGTACGCTCTGTCTTTGAAGTCAGCCTTTCCAGTTGCAAGGGACATTGAATATACTCCGCCCTTGATACCTTTTTCTTTGCTGTACTTGTTCTTCCAGATTGTACCCTCACCGCTTGTCGGTACACCAAGTTCTTCAGCAAGGTCGTTTGCCTTGTTCAGATTCTTCTGGGTTACTGCATAACGAGATACATTCCCGCCGTGGTCTGTGTACTTATAGTACGTAGCGGTCTGGCTTTCATATACTCCGCAAGACTGCATTATTGTAGTGGCATCCTTTTGGCTGAGTTTGCCCTGCTTGTACCTTTGTGCCGCCGCTACTCCAGTCATGCCCCAAGACGGGGAATCATGGAAGTCGCCGCTCACTTTGGACTGCCCTTTTACACCGAGTGTATAAACATCAAGGAACTTCTTGGCTTCTTTCTCCTTTTGTTTTGAGTTCATGCCCTTAAAGCCTTTAGCCTTTTTGTAGTTCTTGTAGTAGTCTGACCAAGTGTCGTACTTGTCGTCGCCAGATTTTGGCAGGAAGTTATTGAGTGTTTTATGCGCTCCGAGGTGCTTTGCAATATCCGCGAGCGGATTGGAAGTATTGTCTGTACCGTCGATAGCCGCGCGGTTTAATTTGTTTTTCTGCTTTTGCAGTTCGCGTTTCGCTGCCATCTTCTCCTGCACGGTCATGTTCTTGTCGGCGGTTATCATGTCCATAGCGTCAGAATACTTATATATGTCGTACATGTACTTGGATTTGTACTCCTGCGCCTTTTCTTCTGACATGCCATCAACTTTATCCCACGCTTTTGTTGACAGTTTGTTCGAGAATACAGAGTCCTTGATAAACTGGCTTGCCATCGTCCTTACAACGTAGTTGCCCCTTGTCTTGGCTTCTTCCGTCGTCTGTGATATTCCCAAGTCGTAAATCATGCCAAGATATGAGTCCATGATGTTGTCGATTTTCTTTGGCGATAAATTGAGGAACTTCGCTCCTGCCGTATCACCGAGCCATATAGCAACACCAGATGTACCAGTATCGTATCTGTCTTGCGACTTTTTATTTTCCATCTCGTATGCAGTTTCGATACTTCCGCCGTACCACGTCTTGTTATGGAACGTCTGCCAAAGAGGTGAGAACATGTTACTTGTAGCAGGGTTGATTACGCCGATGTTGTCAAGCGCAGTTCTGAACGACTGCTTGCCTTCGTCTGTGAGAGGTATCTTGTCCCACAGGTTTCCGTCGCTCTTGAGTTTGCCCATGTCAAAGTAGTCATACTCTGTCTTGTCGATGAAGTATCTCAACCCGTACTCTATCGGCTCTGCAAGTACCGCATTTTCTCTTGGTTTCGGAATCTTTAAGAACGTTCCATCGCCAAGTGCGATAAAGAAGTTGTTGTCTTTATCTCTGGTATTAATGTTCTGGAAGTCTTCATTATTTCGAAGCGCAAGTTCGTTCCATACCGCAGGGGCAATCGTGAACGTACCGAGTTTCATGCCGATGCTTGCAAGGGCTTTCCATCCGCCCTCTCCGCCTGCTTCTGTGAACAGTCTCGCAAGTTTAGAAAGACCTTGTATGGATGGATTTAGATATGGAACAAAGCCCATATTCAGTGCTTTGCCGAGAACACCGCTTCTGCCGAAGTTTAATGTGATGTCGTTGGCGTTTCTCATGGCGGAATCAAGTCCATCTTTGCCTGCGATTTCAAGTATCCTTTCAGCGAGCCTGTTTTCTACTTCCGCGCCGACTTCTGATGCTCCGACCTTGCCAGACTTTTCGAGAGCCTCTACTTCTGCAACTATTTCTTTGCGGAGTTTCTTGACAGACGAACCCTGCTTCTTGAGAATCGCGTCTGCGTTCTTACGAAGTGTGCCGATGAACTCACACATTCTTGGCATCATTTCTATTGCGCCGTTGATTCCCTCGATGTAGTGGATAGGGTTTGTGTTTACGTCTTTACCCTTTACATTGACAGACGCATCTACCCACTCATCCACTTTTTCGTGGATTTTATCAACCCTGCCTTTTTCAAGACCCATTCTCTCTGCTACTGCATCGTAACTTACGAGTTGCGCTTGTTCACCGCCCATGCTTGCATAGGCTTTTCTGTACGGACTGTTATTATCCGCGATTGCGTGTGCCGCCGCGCCCATAGAACTACCAAAATATTTTGTGTCTTTGGAGTTGACGACTGCTTGTTGCAGGTCTCTCATACCGTTACGAACACCAAACACCAAGTTCCAATCTGTGATGAGAGCCTTGAATGGTTTTCCGTAAAGTGTTGCGACTTTCGCCGCTTTCATAAGACGCTCAAACTCAAGACCGTCCAGTTCACGAAGACCCAATGCAAGTTGATGGGAACACGGAAGTTTGACTGGCTTGCCGTCTACAAAGAATGAAACGGTAGCCGCACCCGTCTTCTTGTTTACCTGTGCGTCGATTACTGCATGTTCAAGGTCAGACAGTTCTGCGTCTTTGATTTGTGCATCGGTAAGACCCTTTGCTTTGAAGTACAGGTTGAGCATCTGGTTTTCTTCTGCCGCGTGGATTGTCTTGTTTGTTGCAGTATAAATCTGCGAATACAAATCCAAGACTTCGCTTTCGCCGCCCTTTGCAGTTCTGATGCCGTTGGAAGTACCGCCAGTAAAGAAGTCTACTGTTTCGTCGTTTACACGGTTTGTTGGAACGTAGAACGGATAGTCTTTTGCAAATTGGTCTGCCGCTTCTTTTGAGAGCAACCCAGAATCTACCCTGTACTGTTGCAGGTCTTTCAGATAATCATATACATCTTTAGCCAAATCCTTGAGTTCGTCGCCGTATTCTTTTTCCAGTTCTTTGACTCTTTTATTTGCGAGTTCTGGTGAGATGTCGGCATAAATATCTGTTCCCTTTGCGTGTCTTGCAGGAACGTGTTTCATTATCAGATACTCTTGGAAGTCGTTATATTTGGCTTCGTTCTGTATCAGTTCTTTCGTGAAAATGTCGTCGAGTGCTTTGCCGCCAACTTTGTTGTCGAAGGATTTTCTCGAATTAGTAATCCAGTTATTCGCAACATTCATAGAGTTACGCACTCTGTTCGCGGACGTTAATATTTGCTCGCGCAGTTCGCCGCCAGTCTTTTTAGCGACGTTTTCAACATCAATGAGGGAGTCTTCCCAAAGTCTTCTGACAGAGTTCCACTTGTCCTTAATCCAACTATCCTCATTTTTGAGGTTGTCCGCGTTCTTGAGTTCTTTGTTTACACTACGGTCTCCGTGCAGTTCCCGTATCTGCTCTTTGGCAGTCTTGGAGTCGTCTACGGCTTTCATCTTGCCCATCTGCTCGATTTCGCCTGCGACATTGTTCTGTCTGTTGCGGAGTGTCCGAAGTTCATCTTCAAGGTCTGCGATGTGCGCCGTCTTTTCCGCCTCGGTAGGATAATCCTTTTTCTTGGCGTTGTTCAAACGGCTCTGCAACCCTGCGATTTTCTTGTCGATGTCGTTGTATCTTTTGGCGGCTTTCTCTACTTCTTCTTTGTAAATTCCTGCCGCTTCGATTTCCTTGACAGAGGACTTGAGTTCGTCAGAAGCGTACTTGTTGTCGGAGAGTTTCTGTGTTTCTGTCTTCTTCGGCTCTTTTGCCTTTGCCGTTGATTTCTGTTCTTTAGAGAACCTAAAGTCTGGGCTTTTTTCGTTCCCTCGCTCTGATAGAGGAATGATATTGCCGTTGTTGTCACGGGTTACTGGGTCTGCGGACTTAAACTGTTCTGAATCAAAGACGCAGTAAATGTCGCTCTTCCCCCATGTGTTTCTGTCAGTGTGCTCACTTGCATACATACCAGAGTCATAGAGTTCTTTGAAAATAACCCCGTCGTAGTCATTGTCCAAAGCATATTGAGTAACTTCTCTCGTTGTGCTTGTGCCAGTTCTTTCGCCTGCCGTCTTCTTAAAATCATTTGGAATGGCAGACCAATTCGACCCCTGCGTTTCAACAACAAGAGGATTGTCCATCTTTATTTTTCCGTGGTATACCCCGCCACCGTTCTTTAACGGAGCGTCAATCCTTTGAACGAGGTCTCTAACTCTTTCAACCGTCTCGTCTGGAATGTCATACCCCTTTGGGCTCATATAACCGAAGTCGGTTTTTAAGTCTTCGAGGGATTCGATTACATAGTCCTCAAGGAGTTCGTCTTCAAGACCGTTAGCCTTGTCGCGCTCAAAATCATCAAAGGCTTCTTTTAGATATTCAAGGTCGCTGTCAGACTCAAGCAAATCATTAAGTTCATCATACGCTTTACTGTCTGGTTGTTTCGCTTCGGATATTGCACGGACATTCGCGTTCTTCGTGTATGAGGCGGCAACATCGCGCTCGCTTGAGGCAAAGATGGAAATTTTATCGTTCATTTTACCGAGGTCAAACTCGGTAAACCCGAAAGCGTCAGACCCGTGGTAGGCGTCGTATTTGTAACCTTTTGATTCAAGCGCGGCGTCAACATATTCCTGTGCAGTCTTCATGTCCCCGCGCTTGACTGCATCGCCGTATTCCATGTCGGCTTCTCTGGTTATATTGCCCTTGTCGTCTGTGATATGGTTAAGAAGTTCTTGATGCTTTTTCGTTGCTTGGATTTCTTTGTCTACTTCTTCTACTGCCGCATCTTCAAATGCTTTTTCAACTTCTGCATTAAAAGAACCGCCTTGTGGCGGTTTCTGCTCTTTTGAGAATTTTCCGTCTGAGAGCCAACCGTTTTGTTTCGCAACATCCGTTACCTCGTCCGCGATTGCAGGGATATCGTGCGCGCGTTTGCCCTCCAGAATTGCGTCCTCTTCCAGACCAGACTTAATCAAGTCTTTCATGCTACCAAATGCGTCCCCGTCTTCTGGGAATCTCATTTGAACGTCATGCTGTGGCTTGAAGTTGCCTGCCCCGTCATACAGACCAAAGTCCTCAAGAAGTTTATAGTAGTTCTCATGTCCACGGAATTGCGGGAATTTAGGTTGATAACCGTTATCATCGCACCATTTGAGATATCTGTTAGCCAGTTCGCGCGGGTCGCCCCACTGTTCTTTTGGCAGGAGTTTCCCGTCTTCTCCGTGGCTCAGTTTATACAGTTCCTCGTTAAATGGAAAGTCTTTGCTTTCTGATATTGATTTGCCTGCTCTGTCTTTTGTCGTCTGGACTTTTTCGTAATTAGTGAACTTCTCTACATTCGTCATGTCCGCAACGACAGGATTTAATGAGGACTTGTGGTACGGAATGACCATCTGGATGTTCGGGTCGGAAAGCATTTTCTCGATGTGTTCATCGGAAACACCAACCGCAATTGTTCCGCAGTTGTCTTTGTACCCGTCCGCGTTTTGAATCTTTACAGCCTCGTCATAAGGGAATGTTCCGTTTTCATTCCAGATGTATTTCCCGTTCTTGTCAAGACCTGCGGCAACCCCGTCGTCAACGTACTTAGGAACAAGCGACAAATTGATTTTTATTCCAGAAAGACCAAACTGCTTTGCGAACAGTGGCTCTTTTGTGTATGAATGCATCGGGAGTTTCTTTGCGGCGAGGTCTCCAATCATCTGCACATAATCAAACACCATTCTTGGCACGTAATCGGAGAACGATTGCACTCTGACACCGCCAACGGCGTAAGCCGCATCCCTGTTGAATTTCTTTGACTTGATTATTTCATTGAGATACTGGACGTCGCCAAAAGAAGATTTTGCGCCGCCCGTTCCCTTCTTTGCGTTGTATATTTTTTCGAGTTCTGGGTTTTGGATTTTGAGATTTTCAAAACCTTTTGACCCAATCATGTCTCCAACTTGAAGCAGTTTGCGCTGTGACGGGTTGTCGTGGAGTAGTCGTGCGGCTTTCGCCTCAACAGACCCCGCGTCGATTGTTCCGTTCCGCAATCCTTCGAGTTTTTTCTTGGCGTTAATGAGTGCCTTTCCTTTTTTATTTGGGATTTCCATCTCAAGTTTGTCGGCGGCTTTTTTGCGCTCATCATCCATTACTTTTTCCAGATAAGACAGGTCAACCCGTGAATCGTCCATAGTGTGGATGCCGTCCGCCACATCGGAAATAGTTTTGTCTCCGCCATAATTGAAACGTGATATCTTTGATTTGTCTTTGTACATTGACTCCACAAGTCCATTGTACAAATCGGCAAACGCCTGCGCAGTAGCCTGTTGACGGTATCTTCTCGCCTCAACAAAGCAGATTTCACATGCCGCCTCAAATCCATGCTGACGAATAATGTTGTTCATCTCTACAACAAACTTCGCGCTATCGAGTGTGGACATGTCCATTTGGTCTACTATGCCCCTTGCAACAAGTTCGTTGAACACGGCGTCAAGCGTCCGCCGCTTCTTGCAAATCGTTGAGAAGTCTATGTTCATCTCGTATTCGGCGTTTTTCTTCACCGCTGAGAATACAGGCTTGCCGTCTTTGCCTATTACTACTTCCGCGCGTGACCACTGAGAAAATGGAGCGTACTCCCCGCTATCCGCATACTCCCTGCACACGTCATAGATTTTTTCCATTTCAGTGCGCATCTGGTCTGCCTCCTCGCGAGACATTTCCTTTTGTTTCACGAGATTGTCGAGGTACTTATTTAATTCAGTCCTGCCAGAATCCTCGTAGGACTGAACGGAAAACTTGAACGAGCCGTCCTCATCATATTGTGCCACTGGCTCGCCGTTCTTTTCGACTGTTACGCCGCTCTTGTCGAGGTCTTTTGCAGGGATGTTTTCATCCGCAGGCACGACTGTTCTGCCATTGGCCGCAGACTCTCCGTTGCTTTCTCCAACGCTTTTTACAAGTCCCTCTGTCTTATCAATAATGGCTTTCAGTTCTTTCGCCATTTCCTTGTCGGAAGTGCCATTAACCAGTTTCTTCAGATAGTCTACGATTCTCTGTACTACGCTTGGTTTCTGCCCTGCGAGTTGCTTGATGAACTTGTCGTCTGCGCCATAGACATAACGTCCGAGAAGTTCGCATGTAACTTCCTCACGGAGTTCTTCTGGAGTCGCTTCTGGGTATGACCTTTTCAATTGGTTATATACTGCATCGAAGTCGTCGTTTTTACGGGCGTATTCTTCGAGCATGTTACCGAGGTCGTCAAATTCTTTTTCATTTGCAGACTTAATAAGATGCCCTGTTTCGTGTCCGATAACAGTTTGATGCGCCTGCGGGGAATCGGAATTAATGAGTATCTCCGTTTCGCCGTTCTTGTTTTTATAGTAAAAGCCTTTGTAAAAGTAGTCGTCAGACACGTCGCCGCCTGCCTCGGATATGAGTTTCTTCATGTCCTTGTCGTTGACTACGCGGTAGTTGATGCCAGTAGCCTCAGACATAGCCTTGACGTTCTGCGTCAGTTCTGTTACGGCTTTCTTGTTTCTCTTTAATTCGATGGCAAGTTGCTGTTCTGCGGTGTTTACAATCTCTCCGAGTCTATTGATTTCGCCGCTTATCTTTGAAGCCTCCTGCCTTAACAGTTTCGCTTCTTCTGGCGTTGTGTTCCGTGCCTGTTCAAGCATCTGCTCTCTTGCCGCGCGGAGTTGCTCAAACTGGGAGGTTGCAGTCTCTTTGATGGAGTTCGCGTATCCTATCTTTTCTGTGTGAGTGCTACCGCCATTTACAGTCTTGATTGCGTCGTCAACCGTGCCGCCATTTTCAAACACCTTCTTAGTGACTTCTGCATCGTAATCAGCCTTGTTTATAATGTCTGTCTTGGCTACGTCGTTTCCTTGACGGATATTTTCAAACTTCTTTTGCAGGTTTGTGAATTGTCTGACTTCCTGCTCAGTCAGTCCTGCTCCAGAGTTTAATTTGGCGGAAAGATTGATAAACGTCTTTGCGTCGTTCTTAGCAAGTTTAGAACCGACTCCGCCTATAATTCCGCCCATGCCTCCAGAAAGCCCAGAGTTGAGTGCCATGTATTTTACAAAGGCATTCTTGTCAAAATTTCCGTTGGCGTCGGTGGACATTTTGTAGGCGTCAAGTGCGTTCATCGGGGCTTCAAACATTGCATCAGCCGCACCCTTACGTGCGCCAATATTGAGCGCGCTACGCATAGCACCGTTCTTTGCAACGCCTTTTACGAGCGCGTCTGTCATTTTGCCAGTGCCGCCGAGCATGAACTGGAGTGCTTGACCGCCCATATAGCCTGCATTGAACGCGCCAGAGTTGGTTGCAGTGTCTACGAGTTCCGCCGCTTTCTTGTTATACTTACCGATAGCATTCTTCGTAATATCCCCGTAAGCCATGCCCTGCATGACACCAGTAGCAAACTTAGCGTCGTTGATGAATCCTGCGGTCTGAGTGCCGACTTTTTCTGCCGCGCCTTTACCACGAAGATTTTCTAATATCTGATTGCCTTGTGTGGTGTACTGCGGTCTGCCTGCCTGCTTTACAAGTTTGTCTGCTTCGGCTTTCGTCATTTTGCCTGCCGCAACCTGCGAGTTGGCATAGAATCTTGCCTCACGTTTTGCGGCGTCCTCCGCGTCTTTGTCTCTGACCTTTTGCCTATACTGTGATGCATTTGCGTTTACCCAAAAATCGTTCTGAGTCGCAGGTGCTTTGGTGTACTCCAGAGTGTGGCTGTCTTTTACGTCTTTCTTGGCGTTCTTCTTAGCATTCTCTACGGCTTTGTCCGCCTGTTCCTGTGTCATTCGACCAGACGCAACGAGTGTATTGGTATAAAACCTTGTTGACCTTGCGGCTTTATCCTGTGCCTCCTTTTGTTCACTTGTCAGTTGGCTTCTTGAAACAGTGAGGGTCTTTTTCTTTCCGTCTTCCTCGCTATGAGCCTGTGCGTTTTTATATATGTTGTACGCCCTTGCAACGTCACCTTTTGCAGTGCCGTACTGAGACTTTACATAATTCTTGTTTTCTCTGCCCTTGCCAACGTCGCGGACATTGACATTGGTTTTTATCGTCTTGCCAACTCCCTTTGCCGTTGTACGCGCGGTGGACGCGCCAGTTCTTCTGTCTGATGAGGATGAACTTACAGATGTGATTGCGCCACTTCTACGTCCGTTCTGTTTGCTTGTGTTTGTTACGGATGTTGTTGCGCCGCTTTTCTTGACGGTATTAGACTTGAGTGCAGACCCGACCTTTTTAGCCGTTGACGTTGTCGCCGCCCGAGACTCATCCCTGTTCTTTTTAGTGTTCTGGGTCTTTTCTCTTACAGAATCGTAGTTGCTACCTGCAACCTTTTTCTTCTTTTTAGTTTTTTTGTTAGCCGCTTCTTGCGATTTCTTTTCAAATCTTTTGGACTTTCTATACGCTTGAAAAGCGGCGTCACGTGCTTTTTTAGACATGATGACTCCTTATTTAGCGTTTGCTATTGTTCCAAGTCTGTTCTTGATTCCGCGAATCTGCTGACGGATTCTGATTTTCTCTGCGTCGGTCTTCGCCTTGCTTAATTTTTTCTTTGCTTTGTCGTATGCTTTCTTCGCGTCTTTCTTGGAATATCCAGAATAGAAGTCAAGATAATAATTATTCCAGTATTCCTGTGAGGCGTTCCACTGATTCAGTGAGTCTTCTCTTGCCGCCTGCCACATTGCGTTTGCTTGATTCTGGATTTGTTCTTCTTTACGTGCGTCAGCATCGAGTGCATAGTCAAATTTGTTTCTGTCTATGGATTGGTTGATTTGATTTACTGAATTGCTGTAATCAGTATTTGCGGCGGCTCTCGCCTGTCCGTACTGATTCATCAGATTGAGGTTTGCGGTTTCTGTTGCCCCGCCTCTTATGCCAGACATCGCGAGGTTAGTATCCAGTTTCTTTTGGTTTTGAAGCCTATTGATATATGCCTGTTTCAATGCGCTTTGCTGTGTTCTCTGTGCGTCTCCGAGTTGTTGCGCCCTCTCTTTTTCTGCTTGTGCGTTATACGCCGCCTTTTGTGCGTCATACGCAGAGCCTATTTGTTTTTCGATTTTCTTACGATAAGAATCGTTATATTGCGGTGCGGTGTATGTAACTGCCATCTTTGTCTCCTTTTTCAAAGCACGAAAAAAGAGGATTCCGCAAAATCCTCTCTCTCCGAATTTAGTTTTGTTCTGCTCTGCGAATCCACTCGTCTATCATCTTGCGCTCTTTGTCGTCATGCGCCAGTTCGTACATCCTTTCGAGTTCGCTTACCAGTTGAGTGTGTCCGCTTCTTTCATATGAGCCTCTGCTCTCGTAGGAACGTCTTGACATTCCATCGTATGAACCGAATGAACCGTCGTATGAGCCGTTATCTCTGCTCACATAACGTCCTGTTGTCATGCTCCTTCCTCTGCGAGTGCTGTACCCCATCATGTCATCTTCCATATATTTTTTCAGTTTATATGCGTTTTTAAGATTCGTGATGCTTTCAGAAGAATATGAGCCTGCGTTTACGTCCTTCTCAAGTTCCGCGCAAATCTCGCGGTCGAGAAGTGAAATTCCTTTTTCTTTAATTTCGTCCATCTCTTTTCTCCTTTCTATGCGATTCTGTTAATGACAAGATTTGCGTTCTGCATCTCGATTGTAGGCGTTGGGTCTATTGCAGGTTCGTCCGTAGTAGCATCTACATAACGGACTGATACCGTAAAGCAACATCCCTTCGGTACAGTTATGATTGCAGTTGAAGTTACATTCCCGTAAGTGTCTACCGCCGCAGGTGTGAATATTGCCTCGCTTGTCGGTCTTGGCTCACCCGATACTTCGATGCTGACCGCTATTGGCGAAATCGCACCGCCAGTTGGTATTGCGATGTTGCCGTTAAATGTAACTTGGTATCTTGCAAAACAGTTGCTTGTGATGCCACGGAGAATAAAAATCCCTGTCTCGTCTTCATGGTAGATATAACCATTCCGACATGGGATAGAAGCCGTGAACAATACTGGAGCATTAAGCGCTACATTCTGTTCAGCATTCGCTAAATATTCCGCCATGTCATCACCACCCTAAAATCCGTTGCATCCGCAACCGCCGTTGTTGACGTTTGTAGGGCAGGAGAAAATCGGCTGTTCCCCATATACGGGAACTGTTCCAACAGGGCATTTGCTCAGTGCGTCATATACACCGTTTATGATGTTTGCGTTCTGAGTAACCTGTGAAGCCTGTCCTCTTGCAAACAGGACTTCCTGTCTGAGTTGTGCGATTTCGTCGTTCTTTGCGTCAATCTTGTCAGCACATAACTGGTCAAGAATCCTCTGTGTTCCTGCTGTCTGTGACGCGATGATGTCTCTTACACCCTCGTTCAGAGCCTGTCTGTCGGCGCAGTTTTCTGTCTGGACGACGTTTGCAAGATTGGCGATTCCAAGTCTGTTCTCGCAACAACAGTCAGCAAACTGTGACTGGATGCCGTTGAACCCCTGCATCATTGCAGTCTGAAGTCCGAACATCTGATTCATGTTCGCCATCTGACGGGCATTTGCTCCCTGCTCTACGTCTGCAAGACCGCTACAGAGTTGCGTTGCCGCATTGGCGAAACCGTTTGAAACAGTTGTCTGAAGGTTGCCGATTCCGTTCATGGTAGACATCTGGTCGAAGCCTCTTTCGACATCGCTATCAGTGTTCATGAACCACGGAACAGAATTCCCGCCACCGCCGAATCCGTTGTTTCCCCAGTTACCGCCCATGGCGAGAATTAGGAAAAGAATAATCCACCAACTGTCATTGCCAAAGCCGTTGTTTCCATAGCCGTTGCCAGTTACAGCCGCAATGTCAGCCGCAGACATTTCATTAGATAAAGTCATAATAGTATCTCCCTTCTTTTATTTCTCAACTTCGCGCAAAGTTTGATTCTATTTAGACTTGAAACTGTTAGCCATCCTTACCGCCTCGTTGTACTGGTCTTGTGTTATCCGACCACTGTTCATGAGGTGTTGCAGAATAGCCTGCGGATTGTTGATAATGTTCTGGGGAATACCGAGTGTGCCTAATATCTGTGACGGATTATTGCGCAGTTTGTTGTACATGGACATTATCTGGTTATTCATCATTTTCGCCGCCTCCCTTGCTGTTCAGTTTCTCTTCGATATAAACCCTCAGTTGCTCTAATTCGTCGTGTGTGACGTAATTTTGAGCCTCTGGCGGTGTGTTCTCGCGGACGGTGTAGTCGATTACTCTCAAGGTCGGCATACCAGAAGCGTCTGCTGACTTGACGTATATCGTCTGCCGCTCAGAATCCCAAAGGTCTACTGATGTGTTTGGTGCAACAAGATATGACTTTGCTCCAGATTCGCCCTGTACCCAAATGCGTGAATTGCCCTGTTTCGGATAGTAAGGCTGATACCCTATTGGAAAATTATTCATTGAACTCTGACTCCTTTCTTTCCCAGTAACAAGTCAACGTCTCTCTGCCAGAATCCCATGCGTCGAAATAATCGCCAGATTTTACAGCGACGGCATGAGTCCCAGTTCCAAGCAGGTAAGTTCCGTCTGGGTGGTCTTCGCAGAAGTCTTCTACGGTGTAACACATCGGGCAGGAGTCCTCTATGAGTGTCCGTTTGAAGCCCTTTGAAGCCAGATAACTTCCCCAGACATTGTTTGAAGATGGCATATCGTGCATCTCAAACCCACACATACAAATGTCTATGTATGTGTTCTCCCATGTTTGGTCAGTTACCATAGAAATCCCACGTATAACGCAGTCTCCTACACGTTTGCCAGATGGATTTGGGTTGTAATACACGTATGTCATCTTCCTCACCTCTCGGCTTAAGAATACGTCGATTTACGGGAGGAAAAGTCTCATCAAAGTTCAACCAAAGTATTAAGTTGTCAAAGTAGTTTGCTTAATTTAATCAACGCCTTTTTATGTCGGCGTTTGATTGTTTGCTCAGAATAGCCGAGCATATCCCCGATATACCGAAAGTCTTTATGCTGAACATAGTGCAGTTGAAGCAGTTGTTTGTCTTCGTCAGAAAGAGTAGATTTGTTAAGGAGGACAGTAAACGAGGATATGTCGGCTATATCTTTTATCTTATTCCTTGTGTCTATGTGTTCGCTCATAGCGGTCTGCCACAAGTCGGGCAACGCTTTCTGCCTTTGGACTTCTTCACCTTTGCAGTGTATGCGTCCTTGACCGACTGCCCTTTCTTTTCTTTTTTCTTTCGACGAGTTGTCGTGGTCGTCGTCGTGGTTGTAACTTGTTTCGCTGACATTACTGTCTCCTATTCTGTGACTCATCGTTATACTGGTCGCCATTTACAATGTTCCCGTCGTCACCGTCAACTTCTTGAGTCTGCGTCGTGGTGGTTGTTGTCGTCACCGTTTCCATCTGCGACTCGTAATACAAGAAGCCAATTATTGTTGCAAGGTGCATTGCCAATACGATGACAACGACCCATACCAGCATTTTTGCTTGATGTTTGTAGTACGTAAGCATATCTACAAGCATTTGAAGTAGTGCTTTGTCTTCCATTATCTTTTTTCCTTAAGTTCGTCAATCCACTTCCATTGCGCTTGTGTGTCTCTCTCTACGTTGGTCATTCTCTCTATGAGGTCATTGTGCTTGTCCTGCTTCGCCTCTAGACGTTTTATATCGTCCTTGATTTCCTTGATAGTCAGTTCAAACCTTACGTCCTGCACTCTCTGCTGTTTCATTGAGATTATGACTTGAACGATGATAAGTGCTACCGCAGGAATTGATGCTTGCAATATCGTTATCATAGTCTCACCCCCTAATACACATAACTCAAATCTACCTTGCCGCTGATTCCGTCAACCTTACCGCTCGATGTATATTGCCACATCACTTTACTTTTCTTGTAAGTACAGGATGATGCGTACTGTGCTACCCATACAGGATATTTCGGATTCGTAAGGTTGGAATTAAGCGTTAAAGTGTTAGCGTATATGCAAGGGCTGTAACCATGAGCCTTGACCACATCGCAGAACGCATTGGCTATATCAGATGCTTTCTTGCCTATCTTGGAGTTAAGCCTCTTGCCGTATTCAAAGTCACAGACAACATAGAATGTTGGACTATAGTTTTTCAGTATGTTGCAAAGATACTCTGCTTCACGCTTTGCCTCTGATACTGTGATAGCCTGTGAATAGTGGTATGCTCCGACCTTTAGCCCTGCCGCTTTGGCATTTACGAAGTTAGTAGCAAAGGTCGAATCTTGTGCCAACGTAAAAGAACTCTGACTTGTGTATGATGCTCTGCATATAGCATAACCACATGTCTTTTTTATCTTTGCCCAATTAGCCTGTGAAATCTTGCCTTGCCAATAACTAACGTCTATGCACTTCTTCTTCAGTTCTGTCGGCTCATCGGGGATTCACCTTCTTGTACGCTTTCGCCTTTCCCTGTGATGCTTTGCCGTAAATCTTGTCTGCTTTCAGACCCTCTTTTGCTTGGAACTTTCCAATCGCATTTGCGGTTGCGTTCCCACAGATGTTATCAACCTTGAGTCCGTAGTTGCCATACCAGTTGAGGAACTTCTGCAAGTTGCCCACGCCACTTCCTTTTGAGCCTTTATTGATTGTAGGATTAGGGATAACTCCTGTATAAGTGCCTTTGCTTGGCTTCGGAGTAGGGGTCGGCTTTGGTGTCGGTTTCGGAGCATCTTTGTAAGAAGTGCATATCCATACATTCCTTACGTCTCCTGCCATGTGCTTCTTATATGAATACCATCCGTCATGCTTTCTGCCACCGCTATCTTTCAGATAGAACCAGTAATCGCCGTTCTCGTATTTCCAATTGACAAAGGCTATATAGTGGCCTCCTGTAGTCCATGTAATTTTCGCACTTCCGCCCTTAGACGAGCCGAACAAAATAACGCCACGCTTGAGCGAAGTTTTGAGAACTTTCCAAATATCTGCCATCGTGTCTGCTTGTCTCCAATGAACGTTGTAGCCGTAATGTTCAAGTCCTTTGGTGATGCCGTTCCACGTAGTTCCGTGCCCCTGAGTTGCAAACTGCACCATGTATTTTCTTACATCCGCTGGCGTCAGATTAGCGTAGATTGGATTCTCGATAGCACAATGTGTTACAGAGCAACAACCGCATCCGTTAGAAGCGAACTTGTAACGAGATGTAGGATAAGGAAGTGACCCCCATCTTGAGTCAGCCTGTCTGTATATGGTCTTATTCATCTTCGTCACCCCCATAGAAGTATTCACCTTCAATGCCTTTGGTTTCTGCTTTTCTTGCCCTTAACTCACCCGTCTGCTCACAGGCAATCTCGGTGTAATCATTGTTGAAATAAGTTACGCAGGCTACTATCACGAAGTTCAGTACGATTGATACGACCTTGTAGACCATATCTAATGTGCCGTTGTGAAATCCTGTAATGTCCGTTGCCATGAGTGCCGTATTCAGCGACGTTGCTATAGCAAGTATTGTCCGTATCTTTGTTCCTTTGTTCATGTTGTTTTCTCCTTTATTTCCAAAATCCGTGTACGTGAAACACCCCGTTGCATACTCCATTTGTTGTTGATGTGTGTGCCCTGTATGCTACTTGAATTTGAGTTGCACTTAACCTCGCTACATCTTTGTGTTGAATCAAGTATTTCATTTTGATTACCCCCTTTACAGTTTTATGCCATATATTTTGTATGGAATAAGGTTATCATTACCTTGTCCGTTTGATGATGGTGTGAGCAAACTATTGTAATACGCATGGTCGAAATGAAAACCATTAGTTTCCCACCATGTTGCCCTATGTAGCAGAACCCACCCTGTTGTATACATAACCATTGAGACTACCGATGATGACTTACATGGAAATCGTTCTATCTTTTTCGTGCCTGTAACAACGTCTTGAGATTGCGTCGCAAGATATTCGATTTCTAAAAAATCATAGACATAGTATGCACCCGAAAGCGACATAGTTTGTGCGGTGAAAACTGCTGACGGATTAGGATTAGTCCAAAGCAGTGTTCTTGTCGGCAACACATCATCAAGTACGCCCCGCAAGTCATTCCTTGTGATTGCTTCCTGTCCGTTTAAATTACCATCTACAAAATCCTGTATCTCTTGTGCGGTCATGTCTGTAGAGTTCATATGTGCCGATGAATCAAACTCTGCTACTTCATCTGCTGTTGGGATTGGTGTACCACTTGCACCCTGTATGCTGATGTTTCCGCTACCAAGTAAGGACGATTCGTTAATAGTCTTGATGTTTGTGCCACTTACTAACGTGTCTTGTTTACTTGCCGTTGCATTGGCAACAAAGGCTGTTGTCGCTATTTGGGTATTATTAGTTCCTGCCGTTGCCGTAGGTGCTTGTGGTGTGCCTGTAAACGTCGGTGAGTTGAGTTCGGCAATACCTATATCTGAATATTCCCATTCCGCAGGTTCGAAATAGTACCCTCTTCGTACAATGCTGCCTTGAGTCACGCCTATACCGTACAAATAAATATCTGGGGACGAAACATTTGGCACTAACCGATAATTGTTGCAAACGAAATATTCATCTACTGTCGCTGACGGATGCAGAATAATCACAACTTTCCCAGATTGAATCGCATCTAACAAGTCGTAATAATCAATATCATCCCATTCACCGAAATAAACACTTTCCTCTGGTATCGTAGGCTTATTCAGAATAAACGCATCGCTTGTAGTATCAGTTTCATTCCAGTTTGACTGTACGTTTGCTTCTGCTCCTGCGGCTATGCCGTTGAGTTTGTCAAGAAGTGCGGTTGTAAAGTCGTTGGACGAAAGCCCTTTGCCTGTTACTTTGTCTACTTTCCCTGTCAAATCAACTTCTGCAACGCCACCAGTTACTACTGACGTGCCGTCAACTTGTACATCGCTGACTTTTGAATCTGCAAGGTCATAAGCCTGTTTCACCGCACTTGGTGTGGCGGCTAATGCCGTAGACGTAGAATCAATCGCAGAGGACAATTTTGTCAGACCATAGTAAGTTGTAGATGCAGTTCCTTTATTAGACATAACGAAATTATCGCCGTCATATACAAAGTCAACTACTTCTCCAACGCTCCAATAGTATTGTGTACTCGTTGTAGCGCCTACCCTTGCAATATCAACCGCACCTGTGCCGTCAACATTCAGCCTTGCTGTGCCGTGGTACTTCTGTGCGTTAGTGAATTTGACACGCACCATGTTACCTTTAGTTAGTGTGAAGTGACCATCGGATGTAATAACAACCTTGTCCCGCTCGCCAGTTGCTGTTCCGCAAATGCCATACCAAATGTTCTTTGGCGCACCAGATATGTTCAGATTTCCTTCTCCGAGTATCGGCTGATTGTTTATAGTCTTTATGTTTGTTCCGCTTACAAGTGCGTCTTGTTTGCTATCCCATTCGGATATGTCTTCTGACGTGATTCCGCTTGCAGGACTTGCCATGAAAACAGGGTCGATTTCCTGCGTTACTCCGCCGCCGCCTGCGAACACCCCAATCAGTTCGCCTCTCTGTTCCAAGTGGCCTTGAATGTCTCCGTCATTTTGCATCAGACCTTCGAGAGTATGGGCAGAGCCGAACTTGCCTGTTAGGACGTTAACTCCGCTTACTGTGCCGACAAGTCCGTTTGCCTCTGCAAGCGTACCGCCTAACTGACCGCCTTGAGCAACTGACCCTTGCAAATTCTGTTTGGAATTAATTTTTCCAGTAAGAGCCATTTACATCACTCCTCTGCCGATTCGTTTGCTACTTCGCCCCACACTCTTAATGTAGGCGTTATCGTATCTGTCTTGCCTATGATGGTTTCGACTACAGTACGTCCTGTTTCATCGTCTGTAGTCTCAATCTGAACGTCATACACATAGTCCTTGAATGCCAGTTTGTTAGTGTTCTCTGACGAAAGGAATATGCCCCAAAAGTCTTCATCGACACCACACTCGTTTGTTACTGTGAATATAGGGTCTGCTCCAACTTTCTTCGCTACGGCAAATGACAGTTTATCGCCCGTTTTAGGCGAATACTGATTGCCGTCTGAATCTATAGCGGAAAACACAATGGTTGCGGTATCTCCGCGCGTAATTTCTATCATGTATGTTTCAGTATCTATGTTTAACATTTATGTTCTCCTTATTTTGGGATTTTTAGAGTGACAACAATATCGTTAAGTGCAACAGTAGTGGCGTTGTTATTGATATATCCAGTAATCGTAGTTGTTCCACTGAAAAAGTTGTCTGAACCGCTCAATGCAATCTGTATATTAGTGCCACCTTCAAGCGTGGCAGATAACGTCATTTGAGAAAGGAACTTCAGATTATTGTTTGCATTGTAGAATATGAAGTCTACATCCGAATCCAACAACGCAGGAGTATACCCACCGCTTATTCCTTTGATGATGTAATAACCGCCGCCATTTGAATTACTTGCCCTGCCAACAACGCCAAAACTGATTCTTTCTATCCTTGTCCCCTCTGGGAATACTCTGCCTGTAGGAATTGAAAAGAATAACTCGCCCGCGGACGATGTTAAGACCGCAGAACCAAACCAAATGCCTAAATTGATTTCGGTCACTCTGCTATAAAACTCGTCCGCACTTTTAAGTTCGCCTGAAATTTCTTTTATTTGCTTTTCAAGTTGCGGCAGAACCGTTCTTGCGTCTTCTCTGTTGAATCTTGCCATGCAGTCACCTCTTTGCGTAGTTTCCGAGTGTATAGTTCTTGATTATGCAGTCTACTCCGAAGTCCTCTGCCTCTTCGTTCTTCAGAATGAACTGAAGTCTCTTGTACTTCTTGAACTTCTTTCGCAGATACATCTCACTTGGAATGTCTGAATTGAGTCCGAAATGTCTTTGGATTTCTACGGGTTCTTTATCGTCTCTCTTAACGTATACTTTTGTGTTGCTTCTGTTCTCAACATAGTAGTATGCCGTTCTGATGTAATACGTTGTGTCTGCATCGAACACGGACTCTTCAGTACACTGGACATATTCATCGCCTACAAGTGTGTAGTAGTCTTCTTTGTTGTCGTTGAATGCTACTTCGTCAAGGCTTGTTTCAAGGAATATTGCGTTGTACACGGAGTCAGCAGTGCATTTAACATACTTGCCATCTACAAGTTCGTAGTAGTTTCCCCTGTCTTCGTCAAAGTCATCTTCTTCTACTTGAACTTGCCTGTACGGAAGTTCGTTTTCTATCGGAAGTACGGATACGACATTTCCTTTTTTCTGCATCGTCTTGTAGTAATGCAACGCTCCGTCATCATCGAGTAGTGTTGACCATTCTGCCTTTACAGGCACATTTGTTTCTTCCTCATTAATGACGTTGTACGCATCGGTATAGTCTGTAGCGAAATTGCACACGCAGTCCTCATTCGAGAACACCAATGTGTCATTGAACTTCACAAAACAGTTTGCAGGCACGTTCTCGAGGTAGTAGCACTCGTAAACAAGGTTCGTTCTGTCGTTGCCCCATGAATTCCTCTGATTGCCGTCTAATACATAAACGTGTCCGTTTGGAAGTCCGAGATAATACTTGCCATCGAACACGAATGAGTAAGCGTCCTTGATACTGTCTTCTGCCAGTAGTTTCTTGTCTACGAAGTAACTCCTGTTTTGAACTTTATGCTCGTCATCCTGTGATGGTGTTATAGCCATTACTCCTTTAGGACTTAAGAACAGTGTCTCATCACCCAAGATGTTGAATGAGTATTTAGCCAATGCTCCAACGCCTTGTACGCCCTGTTTTACCGCATAGGTGGTTTCTTCCTCGAATGATGTAGGATACAGAAGGAATATTGCAGTATCCGTAGTCTTGGACTGTTTTATGACTGCAAGGTAGTCCCCTACCTTTGTTAATCCCTGTATGCCTGTATCGTTAGAACCGACCTCGATGTAATTAGTATCTGGGAAATACAGAGGATTGTTGATTGCACACCACCACGACCTTGACGTAAAGTCTGGGAATCGTTCTGCATCTACACCGCCAACAAACATTGAATTGTATATTCCGTTGGAATAGTTCTGATTTCTTGCCGTAGTGTAGAACGCTTGGCTACTTGCAGATACTTGCGAATCGTAATGCTTGTACTCGACCTTTACGTCTATCTGTGGGTCTGTTGACGTTGGCGGGTCTACATGGTTCTCATCAAATACATAATAGAATCCCCACATTCCTTCTGGCACTTGTGAATCCTCAAGCAGAAGCAGATTGTTTGCGTCTACTTCTTCATACTCGCCTGTAATGTAGTTCCACACTTCCAATTTATCGAGTATTACGTTTCCTCTTGCATCTGTATCTGGCTTATAAGGAACATTGAATACTACGTTCTTGTCCCATGACGGCGGTATGATGTTCACCTCGCCAACCTCATAGTTTCCGATTGCATGGAGAGGAGTATCGCCATCCATGTTGTCATCTTCCGTCACGATGTAGATGGTCTGCGTGGTGTTATCATATGCGTCAGAGAACACCGCTCCGTCCATAGTGATGTGATTGTTCCCATCCATCACGGCTTCGTATTCTCCGATTTTCATTTTCACGCTGACAAGGTTTCTGCCGTGGGAAACTTCTATGTCGGATATATCCACCGAAACGTCCGTAAAACCTCTGATGATTTGCTGTGCGGTCTGTGGAATGCCATCTACATCAAATACAGGGTCTGTCCATTTACACGTTGGTGGGTCAGCACCGCCCCATCGTGCAAGCATCGTTTCAGTAATATTTGCACTGTATTTCGCTCCTGCGGGATAGTATGTAGGGCTGACAGCGTTCCCGTTTCGCCAATCTTGGAATTTGTACCCTTCTCTTACAGGCTCGTTTGTCGGAAGAGTAATGGTAACGCCGTGCGTCTTCTTGACGCTTGCAGGCATATTTGTTACTTCTTCATCAGTGCCTTTATTAAAGGAAATCGTATAAACAGGCAGAGCCGATACAGATACTGTGACCGCTTTTGTAGATGTGCCTTTGTATGTCTTGTATGTCTTTGGAGTGTGGGTTATCTTTGCCGTTAAAATTATGTTTTGAGCCGTGGTCTTCTTCGGAATGTAGAATGTGCCGCTACCATACTTGTAGTGCAGACCTTTGTATGCGTTGTTCTGCGTCAGTGTCTTATTTGGTTTGAATGTCTTTGTAGTCTGTCCAGTACACGCTACGCTCGTTGTGTCGTTGGTACACATATAGTTAGTAGACGCATCGTTGCCTTTAACGTCCTTGACCCAATGGATGCCGTAGTTAAACGTGATAGCGGAAGTCGTAGCACTATAATTGTTATTGACCGAATAGTTGAGATATACTCTCCAATATCCGTTTATTGTATTGCCATATACCGCCATATCATGCTCCTAATCCTATTAACCTTGCATACCCATTGTCACGGCAGTCCTCTGCGCCACCATGCTGTCCTGTCTCTGGGTTTTCTATTGGGTAATTTGTTATATCTATCTTTACTGACGGGAACTGTACTCTTAAGAAGTCTTCGCCGCCTACTAACCATGTCAGTGAGAGGTCTTCGTTAAATTCTATCCACGCTCTCTTCCCTAATGGGTCATCGTAGAGTTTTGCTTTCCAATTTGGGTTGGTCGTATTCTTGTTCTCTACCTCGATTGGAAAGTCAAACTGTGTCTTCATTGACCCCCACGCTTGAACATCAGCAATCTGATTTTGTGTGACGTTGTTTGGTAGCATTACGCCCCATGCCCACACAACGATGATTTTGTCATCTGCCTTTGCCTCGCCTTGTACTTCGATGCCCGTTCCAGTCAGAGAAGGACTCCAATCACTTCCGTCATAGGTGTACTCATAGTGACCGCCTTGTGTCTTGCCGCTTATGAATGTCTCTTTGTCTACCGCTACAGTGAGTCCGTCTGAACACCAGTAATCCCATAAGTCGATACTGTTGTACTCTATGTAGGCTTTTCTGCCGAGGAGATTGTAACTTTCGTATACAGTTCCTGTTCCTGTGGCGTCAGCCGCTATCATAACTCTTGGGATGGTTACTTGGTCTGTTACTTCTTCTAATACGAAACCATTGTTGTACGAATATCTCCACACCTTAAAGTTTCCGTAGATGTAGAAAGCCGCCATGCCGTTCCCTTCAAAGAAGAAAGAACGGTCAAATCCTGTGTAGCAATCGTAATCCAAGTTTGTTGCCGTAAAGCCAGTAAAGTCAGGCGTGTCTATGTAGAACGCTACTCCGCTATCCGTAAACACTACGATGTGGTCTACCCCTGCAAGTTCAAAATAAGCACACTTATTTATCTTGCACGACTCTACACCGAGTGCGGCTGACAAATCAGAATTAGAAAGAAGAATATTCCATCCATGCCTCTTGAACGGTCTTCCGCTTTCGTCTGGGAGCATATTTACTCCAGACGGGCTTCTCCGTCTCCATACGTTAGTTGCGTCGTTGGTGAAGTCTACGCCCTTGAAATTGTCATATACTGTCGTGCTGATTTTGGTTTCAGCAGGTACTGTAATAGGCATTAGTAGTACCTCCCCCATTCATCTTTAGACACGTTTGGAAAGGCATTCAGCGCGTTTCCGCTACTGCTCCAATCCGTTATCACGCGCATCTTTGGCTTCTGAACGTCTGCAATAATGTTGCTTTCGCTTATCTCGTATTGGTTGTAATACTGTGTTGCTTTAGCGGCATCGTCATCGAGCCATACATAATACGCCGCAAGAAGTGGAACGAGATGATGTACTCTACGCTTCAGAGGAATCTGCACATCTTCCATAGTCCCATCTGCCACATACGGCGTATGCTCCGCCTTGTAAAAGACCTTGAATGTTCCCTCTATCGAGCCGTCGATTACTATTGTGTCTCCGCGCTCTATTTCGTAGTCTCCGAAGACTTTATACACAGTACCGTCATCTATCCTTACTGGGTTTGCATCAAACGCCAGAAAGTCCTTTACGAGCGTCGTGAAGTCGTAGTACAGATACTCTTCGTCTGTTCCGTCCTGCTCTATCTCGTAGGTCTTGATGATAGGCATTACCCTTTCGCCAATGATAGAAATTGCCCTGTTGATAGCCGTAGGTATTACATCGTCCTCGATATATTCAGTTATCGTTTCTTCCTCCTCAAATGCGAGTGCTTTGAGGTTAGTTTTGAGTTCGCCGTAGTTCATCGGTTACTCCTTGATTATCTCCAGAATGTCCGCCTTTTTAGCGGTCTTGTCTATTTCAATGCCGTTATCTTCGGCATACTGTATAAGTTCGGCTTTTGTCATAATGTCAAGAGCCTCGTTTCGTTCTCTCGCTCTGCGACTTTTGTCTACCGCAATATCCCTTGCGATTTTCGCTTCGCGCAGTTTTTCTCTTACTCTTCTTGAAGACATATTTTCTCTCCTTATGAAAAATAGGGGCAGACCCCGTAGAGCCTGCCCCGTTTGATTATCTCATTTCGTAGCCGAAAATTGTGATTGCCTTATCAGAACTTACTGTGATTTTTCCAGAAGTCTTGTCGGCAAACTTTGTTGAATCGAGCCAAATGAGAGACGTCCCCGCAGGTGCTTCTTTCGTAACTTTTCTTGCGCCGTAAGTGTTGCCTGCCGCAAATGTTACATTTGCCGCCGCCGCCGCTGTAACGACGAATACAGTCTTATGGTCTTTGAAGTCAGCAGGGATTGTTGCAGAACCATTCGCGGAAATTGATGTACCAGTGAGCGCACCAGTAAAGGTGTTCGGCTCCCAACCGTTCATCTGTACTCCTGCGGTTTCGCCAGTCTGTGCGTAGTCCTGTCTTGAAATAAGAATATCAGCCATTCAGTTCACCTCCCTTACTTGTAAACATTGAGGTCGATGACCTGCTTTGGAGCAACTACCATACCATCGAACAGAGTGTAACCCTTTACGCAGTCGATGAATGTGAGGTCTGGTCTGTAACCCTCCATGTGAGTGTAAGGATTTACAAACGCGATAGCCTCGTCAGTCTTTAACTGGATGTGATAGTGGTTGTTTGCGTCCTTATAGACATTATTTGATTCCTTGAGCGTGATACCGCCATATCTGCCGACTCTGCCGTTTGCGAGCATAGCAGAGTTGTCAGTATCCAGTTCAACGTATGCTCTCTTGAGCATCATGATGAACCACGGAGGAGCAGTCAGAGTTACCTTAGTGTTTCTTGAGACGTTGTTCTCAAGCAGTTTAAGGTATGCTTCATCGATTGCGTCCAGAATGTACTTGTTTGAGCCATTAGGGTCAGCCTCAATCTGCGTGTCATTCGCAAACGCGGTATCGCACTCGCCAACGTGCAGTCCTGCGATGAACTGGTCGATTACATCGGCAACATTGTCCTTTGCCTTTGTAGTGAACTTGCCCATCAGTCCAGAGCCGCCCATAGCCTGTGCCTTGTCAAGGTCGTCGCCAACCTCAAAGTTGAATGTTCTGATTTCGTTGATTGGCATGAGGATTGAGTGTCCTGTAACTTCCTGTGCGGTTGACAGTTGTTCCAGTTTGCCGTGATGCCATGCGCCAATCTCTACGTCGCCAAGTCCGAAGATTCTTACCGCATCTCCAGGTTTTTTGGCGTCGCCCTCATAAGTGTGATTGCAGTCTTCCTTGAAGACCAGTGTCTTGTCGAGGTCTTCCATGAACTTCTGTGACCACACTTCTGGCTTAAATTTCTGAAATGCCATTTGTGTCTCCTATTCTGCTTTCGCAGGACAGGATTAACCTTTTGCTTTCCTGTCCCACGAAGCCATTACTTTTTTCCAGTTCTTTGTTAATTCTTCGGAAGACATAGCATCGATTTCAGCGTCGGTATAATAATCTTTTTCGACAGGAGTAGTTTCCACCCTGCCGATTTCCTTTGGAGGAGTTGCATGATTTGCATTTTCCTCTGCCTTGATTGCCCAATATGCTTTTACTGGGTCTAGTCCTGCCTCGATGTACTCGATGTAGCCCTCTCCCAAGTCATCAAGACTCTTTAAGGACGGGTCTACTTTTCGAATTGCTTCAAGGTCTGCCTGCATGAGCCTCTCTGCCTCTATGGAGGTCACTTGGTCTTGCAGTTGTTCGATTAGCAAATCCTTTTGTGCGGACTCCTGCGCCGCCTCGATTTCTGCTATTACTTCGTCTTCCGTCATGCCAGTTGCTTCTGCGATTGCGGCTATCTCGCCGTTATCGTTTCCTGTCAGCCGTGAATATGCTGACTCTCTGGCTTCGTTGCTTGCCTTTAACTGCGCAAGTTCCTTTTGTGCGGCTTCAAGGTCTTTTCTTGCCTGTTCGGATTCGCGTCTCATACGCGCCCATGCCGCATCGTCCCTGCCAGTTTCCTCGGCTTCTTCGGACACAGGTTCGGCGGTCTCCTGTTCTTCTACGCCTGTTTCTTCTTCTAACGGTTCGGCGACTTCCGTCTCTTCTACGCCTGTAGTGATTGCTTCTTCACTCATGTTGAAACGTCCTTTCTATTAAATTTTTTGTATATAAAAAACCGCCTTGTGCGGTCTTCTATCGGAGGCGGGGAGGTTTCCCTCCCCTTATGAATATTGAAGGATATTGAGAATGTTTATTGCATTGGAGGTTGCTGTGGCGGTTGCTCCATCGGCTGTCCCATAGGAGGCATCTGCGGTTGCATCTGCGCCTGTAATTTTCTTCTCTCCAAGATGACTTCCAGTCCATGCTTAGGTACTGGTGATGTATCTGTTGCAAGTTCGCACCATTCCTCAAGGTCGATAAGTCCCTTGTCAAGAAGACCGTCGATGACCTGTTGCTGTGCTTCCCTTGTGAATGAATTATCCTTTGTTACGTCTATCCTTGTGACAGGCTTTATCTGGTCGAGTTGTTCCGCAGTGATTTCCACTGGCATCTCGATTTCTTTCGCCTCCATCTGAGGCTGTCCTGTCATTGGGTCTATTGCAGGTTGTCCCGTCATCGGGTCGATAACTGGCTGTTCTACCTGCTGTTTCATGATTACTGAAAGCCCGTTAGGTGAAAATACCTGCCATAACTCTACCCACAGGTTTGCCATATCCTCGACAAACTGCTGTAAGTTTGCCACTGTATCGTCGTGCATCGACTGTGCTTGGTCATTTACCGCTACGATTGCGGATGCGGCTACTCTCTGAAGGTCGATGTTGCCCATCGTGGTATCGCCAGAACCAGAAAGTTCTTGTGTTATCTCAAGCAGGTCGTCTGTCAACTGCTTCGGCTCTGGTGAGTGTGAAGCAGGATTCAGATAAGATACCGCTTGATTTACGGACTGCGCTCCGCCACTTGATACCGCTATCGGCATTCCGACTTTCATCAAATCCTCTGGGTTTGAAATCATCGTCTCGTCATACGCCATTCTTGGGTATGCCGTGTTCTGTGTCGTCATCGACCTACGGGCGAGTGTCTTATTTATCAGAATCTGGTTTGGAATAAGGCTTTCTACCTGTGAGACGCCTCTTGCGTCATTAGGCACTTCTTCCCAACTGAATTTAAGTATCGGGTAAAGCGATAACGCCCTGCCTTGCTTTCCGTTCTTCATTTGAATCGGTGACGGCTCGCCTTTTATCGGACGCTCGTTTTCTACCATCGCGTATTTGGTGCATTTCGCCACATACACGACTTCTCTTTCTCCGACCTGTATCTGAGTGCCGAATCTTGTGCCGTCTTCTGCGTCTTCCCACACAGCCTCCGTCACAGGCTCTTTCTTCTTCTCGAAGTGAGTTATCATAGTGACTTTCATGGAGTCCGAAGAATCGGCGTTTTCGACCTCATCTGTGTTGCCCAGAGTGTGCTGTGTCTCTCTGTCTGGGCGTATGAGTTCTATTTCTTCCTCTGGGATGCCATTTGCCCTTGCCAGTTCTTTGACTTCTTCAACACTTCTTCTTTCATGTATGATGACATACGGCTGTCTCTGGATGTTAGCCTCTGATTCGTTGCCGAATAAAATATCTGTGTTGTAGATTATCTGTACATCCTCTACATTGCCTGTAGGGAAATACTGATAACCGTCACCAACAATGCCGCCGTGCTTTATCGTTCTCCTGCACAGGGTGTCCTCGTTGGCTTTTTCCCATTTTGCAGAGAACATCTGTGAGAGAGCCTCGTAAACAGGCTGTAGTTCCGTCCGTCCCTCCATGTCTGAGTAATTTACTGCCATCCTGTTGGTGTAGATGGTGGTTACTTTTCTCAGAACATTAGGGTGGATGAAGTTCAAGAACGGCAAATCTTCGCCGTCAGCCTCGACTCCCTCCCACTGTTTGCCAACAAAGAAGTTCCAACACTTGTTGGAACGGTTTATTAAGTCCTTATTATCAAGATAATCAAGACCTTTTTCGTATCTTCGCCAAAACTTTGTCGAAGTTGAAGGAATATCAGTCATGTTTTACCTCTACTTTTACCTGTCCAACGGATGAACCGTTGTAATTGTCGATGTTTCGCAGTATTTGAGCCATTCTGTCCTCTTCCGCCGTCATCTTTGGTTTAGGTTTTGGGAATTTGACGTTGAACATCGGCTCGTCTACGACTTTTTCTGGCATTTCAACCAGTTTCATGCCGAATTTTATAAAAAAACACGGTGAAAATACCGCGTACAGCATCAAGATAACAATGAGAATGTTCGTAATCATATCGTTCTTATAAGCCCTCCAACATCTACTCCCTTTTTCGGCTTCTGGTAAGGAAATACCCAGTCAAGTTTTTCCCGTATCACAGGCAATGCCCTGCCCCTGCGAGAATAAGCCAGTTTCACAAGTGCCTGCGACATGGAGTCAACCATATCGTCGTGCTTATCGTTAGGAAACTTAGCACATTGTTCCACGAACTTATAGGTTATCGGGTCTCCCTCTGGCAGATATACGTTTCCTGCCTCTATAACAAAAGAGACCGCATTTACGCGAGCCTCTTTGGATTTATCTGGTGGCACTGGTATGATGCCTAAAATCTCGTGTGAGAGCGTTTGTATTATCGCTTGACCATTTGCCGCATCTTCCACGTAAATCGCTCCTATGCGCGGATAATGCGCCTTTAGAAGCCGTATCTTGTGCAGTGTGGCAGTGAAGTTCAGATGCTCATTCACCATCTTCACCAGATATATTTTGTTTTCTTTCTTCCCCCATACCGATATGGCAACGTAGTCGTTTCGCTCGCCGTCCTTAAACGTCGCATCCACGCTCATTACCATCTGGTCGAATTTAGGTTCTTTCGCAGGGTCGTAGTAGTTCCACCATTCTTTCTTGAGAATGTTGCCCTCTGCAATCGTAGGATGCCCTTGAAACAGTGCCTCCCACGCTCTCATGCCAGATTCGTTGGTGAATGTCTTCTTGTAGGATTCGAGCCACTCTTTGCCCTTGCCGATTTCTGGACATAAAGGCTCGCCCACCTTCCGACCAAGAGGGTCGTCTTCAGACTCGCATTCGCACTCGTAGTTGACATACGTCGTGATTTCTGGCATGTTCTCCAGAATCCTGCCTGCGAGGTCGTCCTCGTGCCAACGGGTCATTATCAAAATGACCTTTGCACCTGCCGCAAGTCTTGAAAGCATCGAGTGTTCAAACTCATCCCAAAGCGATTCCCTTGAACGCTCAGAGTCAGCCTCCTGCCGATTCTTTACTGGGTCGTCTATCACCATCAGATGTGCAGGGTTTCCTGTAAGTCCGCCGCCGACTCCGCTCGATATCATGCCGCCCTTATGACCGTTCAGCATGAAGTTCTTCGAGGATTTCTTCGACGGGTCTAACTCCACTCCGAAGATATTTCCGAACTCCGCTATCTTCTCTTTGTTCCGTTTACCGAACCTCTCCGCCAATGAATCTCCATATGATACCTGTATCACGTTGCAGTCTGGATGCCTCATTAAAAACCACGACGGCAATGTCTCCGTTACCGTAGTCGATTTCCCGTGTTGCGGAGGTGTCGATATTATCATTATCTCATATGCCTTATCCGTCGGCTTTTCCACAAACTCCTGTACCCTGTCGCACAGGTCTTTATGGAATTTTGAGGGTTTCCACTTTATATCCGTCTCGGTAGCGTTTGGATTAAGCGCATACCCGTTATTATGAACGTGGAAACAGTACGCCTTATACATGCCCTGTACGGCCTGTAAATAGGCTTTCTCTGGCTTCATTGGGCGTCCCCTCTTCTGTCCTCCGTAATAAGTCATTTACTTCCTCCCCCAAAGAGTTGACCAAATGATATAGTGACTTCTCCTTTGCATAAATTTTAGAACGCACGAATTAACTCCCTTTGGGGTCTTTTGCGCAAATTTTGGCTGAGAACCGTGGATTCGAACCACGCCTGCGAGAATCAAAATCTCGTGTACTTCCACTATACGAGTCCCCATTATGCTCCGTTTATGCACTCTTTCGAGTATTTCCTCGGTGATTTTTATTACTTTTGCGTTTTTTTATGCAGTAAAATTTATATTTCGCTTTTTTTATGCAGAAAATTTTTATTGGCGTGTCTATTTAAGTAACGCCCCCCACACCTCTCTCTGTACTGCGGCGGGCGCGATGGGGGACATGGTTTTAATTTTCATATCCCAGACGAGGCAGGGCGAGCCATACCCTCCCATTCTCTTCTCTTCTTTTTTCTCATACATCTAATATGTAGGAGGGGAGGGGCATACTGTACCCTTAATGCAAATTATGGGAAGAGTTACCGCATAGCCCTGTGACCGCTTCAACCCTTGTGCATCAAGGCTCTGCGAGCATCTGCATGGCTTTCTTTGCTTGCTCTGGGTCTGCAATAACAAGGTTCTGCACTACATGTTGTGGTGCGTTGTCGTCGCTCCATCCGAATTGTGCTTTCAGTCCGAAGATAGAGCCCGCAGGATTTCCCCTGTTTGTATAGCAGTTACCCTCTAACTGAGCCTGTATGAGAAGGTATGCGTTTTTGCATACGTGCGACATTGTCACAAGCGGCAAAGTCTCGCCAGTATCTGGGTCTACATACTCATCATGGTCAAAGGCGTATATGGCTGTAATGTCATCTAAGCGTCCGTCCTTTGCCTCGTACCATGTTCTTTCTGGTAGTTTGGAGGCCATGATAAAGCCTGCGACAGTCAATGGCTTGTTGTTCTTCTTCTGTTCTTCGGCGTACTCGGATAGGTCGCGCATTACCCTGTAGACGTCGTCCTGTGTGTATTTGTATTTGTTCTTCATCTTGGCGAGTGCCGCGTCTCTGAGTTCTGCCTTGAGGTCTGCGCCTGCCTTAGAGATTGCCGCGAGAGTCTCGCCGTGGTCGCTGTTTGGATTTCGCTTTGCCATTGCAAACACCTGTTCCATGTAAAAACAAACACCTGTTTGTGGCTTTCGTGATTCTGAGAGCGCAAACACATGTTTGTGATTTCTGGGAAATAATGTTAAAAATAGGGCATATTTTGCCCTTATCTGCTTTTAAAAAGTCGCTTAAATCGAATCTCAGAGCCTCACAGGGGCAAATCTCAAAATAAGGATACCCAGTATGGTGTATCCTCGCAAATCGACGAATTTCTGTTCGTGAACATTTGTTTTCCGTCACGCTTTGTCTGCATCTCTGTGACGCCCTACATTTCCAACTACATCATACCACATTTCAGCGCGTGAATAATTCACACTTGCACCAGAGCCCGCAAAACCTTGCCGCCAAGCCATCCGCGCCGCTTCCAGAGACCGCAAAACGACTTCCTACATTATATTATAAAAAAAGCGTCTTCTGTTCCCAGAGAACGCCACCAGAAACAGCCTCCAGAAACCTGCCTCCAGAGACCATCAGAAAAAAACTTGTCTCCAGATGAAAAAAAGTGCTTGACTCTATACACCCTATGGTGTATTCTATACTTGACCTTCGGGTCAGCCCCAAGGGGCGCGAACTTCACAGGTGAACACGGACAGACCAAAGCGAACAGTCTTCACGGCAGACGCCGAAGCCAAGAGGCGACGACAGCGAGCCAGAAGAGAAGCCGCCGCAGGGATGCGAGCCAGTAGCCGCGAACATTGACAACAGGAACTCTTGAAAAACAGAGCGCAGGGCAGACGCCCGAATCTGGAGAATGTAGGAAAACTCGCAAGTAGCCGCGATGACCGAGACATCACAGCCAGACGGAAAAGAAGGACGTTTGATGTCTGACGGACTGGCGACCCGTCACTGATGAGCAGAGCCACACAGCGAAACATCGAACAGGAGGAACACAATGAAAGCACTGAAAATAATGGTATTGGTTGGAACTATGGCAGTTATGGCGACATTTGGCGGAATCATCTCCGCCGACGTTGCCGCCGATGAGCCAGAAGACGTCATACAGGTCGAAGAGGTACAGGAAATCACAGAGGAGGAAATCACAGAAGAAACAACACAGGCGGAAGCCACAGAAGAGGAAATCACAGAAGAGCCGCCGCAGGTCGAGACGGATGAGCCTCAGACAATTGAGGAAATCATCGCACAGCAGACAGGGCTGACAGTGGACAGTGTCAAGCAGTTTGACGGGTACAACGACTGGAGCGCGTACGAAGTCTTCGCAGACGGGGACATCTACGTTGTAACAGTCAAAGGCGGCACAGTTGATGTAGTCACACAGTTGAATTAAGGAGGTAAGCAATGGCAAACAATGATATCCTCGCGGCAATCGCGAACAGGTACGAGATGTACGACGACGGCGCGTTCACATGCGTCGATATATCATGGGGCGACTGGAAACATGACCACATATACGCGGACATTAAGATGCGCGAGGCAGGTTACTTTCCAGTATCAGAAGAAGTTACAGAGGAGGACGGCTCAGATTGTTACTCCGCAATTCACTACTACATCAAGGAGGTATAAAGATGGCTAAGGTAAACGTATATGAGATGGTTACACAGAGAATCATAGAGCAGTTAGACGCAGGCATAATCCCGTGGCTTAAGCCGTGGACAGGTACAGCAGGCGCGTGGTCGCGTAGCACAGGCAAGGCATACAGCCTGCTAAACCAGTGGCTGATGCCGCAGGGCGAGTACGCTACATTCAACCAGATAAAGAAGGAGGGAGGCAAGGTAACTAAAGGCTCTAAAGGGTATCCAGTGGTGTTCTTTAAGCCGATGGTAATCGAAGAGACCGACCCGAACACGGGCGAGATGAAGCAAAAGACTGTTCCACTGCTCAGATACTACACAGTGTTCAACATCGCTGAGCAGACCAATCTGGAGGTAAAGCACGGCAATGGGGCGACGGGTGCAGACCTTGAGCCTGTCGAGGCTCTGGAGGCAATCAAAGATGACTATCTGACGAGGTCGGGTGTCAAGTTCTCCAACGCTAAGGGCAACAGGGCGTTCTACAGACCGTCAGAGGACAGCGTAACTGTTCCCCTTCTGGAGCAGTTCAACGACATCGGGGAATACTACTCGACGGTATTCCATGAACTGGCTCACTCAACAGGGCATGCGTCAAGGCTGAACAGAATCAAAAGTACGGCGTTCTTCGGGAATGAGGAGTACGGCAAAGAGGAACTGGTAGCAGAGATAACATCGGCGGCAGTCCTCAATGAGGCAGGCATGGAAACAGCCAAGACCATCAAAAACTCGACGGCATACATCCAGAACTGGCGCAACGCCATCAACGGCGACAACAGACTGGTAGTACATGCGTCAAGCAAGGCGCAGAAAGCATTCGAGTTAATCATGGGAATGTAAGCAAAAGCCCCTTTGCAGGGGCTAATGCAGTAAGGTATCTGGAGTGGGGCAATAAGTCCCACTCCCGCATTATAACACAGGAGGTACAGAAATGGGAGCATTAGCAGTAGCGCCGTTTGTGCTTTTAATAATCTGGGCGATGATAGGAAAAGCAGAGTGATGGGGAGCAATCCCCAGTAATGCTACCACAGGCGGTCACAAGTCCGCATAAGAAAGGAGTTAGAAATGAGATACTATTACGGATTAAGCCAGTTTTACGACATGGTAGAGGGAACAAACAGAGGCAACTATTCAGAGAAAGAAGCAGGCCTTCCGCCACTTTACAGGGCAACACCGAAACTCGATAAAGATTACGAGGAAAACGAGTTATCGAATTTATGGCTTCTTGAAAGAGAAGGATGCAGAGCAGGCGGCTACGGTTATCAAGAAGACGGGACATTCAAAGACCCATGCGAGTTTGAGACATACGAGGACGCTATTGCAGAATATAAAGAACAATTCAACGAGGCAGTCGCAGACCACTTGTATTTTTAGGCATTGAATAACGGAGGAGGCGCAAATGATAACAGAAATAATGAACATGATGGCGCGTATTGGAATAGGGATATTCATAGGAATGATGGTGCTGAGCGCGATAGTGGTATTAAGGAGGAATAAATGATGGCTTGTTTTTATACGATAAAGAATACGGTAAACGTCGGCTCTGATGAGTGGGAGCGGACATTCTGGCTGACTAAACGCCCTGCATACGAGAAGACGCCGCGAGGCAGTAGCGTATGGGGTACGGCGTATAACTTGGGATTTGATAGTTGTTACGCTACAGAGAGCGCGGCAAAGGCGGCGTTGACAAGGTACAGGAAACTGTACCCGACGGAAGGGATATTCGAGATGTGCAGGGGATACTACTCCCATGCGAGGGACTCAATAGTTGTTTACAAGATGTACGACATGGAGGTGTAGCAATGAAGAACACAAAGCAGGTGTCACAGCAGAGTAAACAGGGGATAACTCCACTGTATTACTCCATCAGAGAGGATGCAGTTTATACCAGTGAGGGTGACGGCAGGTATTACTTGACCGACCTTATCAGAGAGAACACGGAAGAAGAGATAGTTAACACAGTACGCAGATTTATGAGCATGTAGGAGGTATGGAAATGCTGAAAGTAACAGAGGAGAGAATCATCAGAGAATTGCAGTGGTATTTATGGCAAGTGCATGACGCGCAGGAGAGAGACGACGAGTTTGCCAGAGATTACTGGCAGTCAAAATTTCTGACCTGCGTGGCTTTCGCAGGGAGCATAACGGGAAAGTCTTTCGAGGCTGAGAACTGGGCAGTTAAGTTTAAGGAGGTGTAAGCATGGCAACATTCAAGACTGAGGTCTGCTTAGTAAACAAGTATGGTGACTTTATCTGTCGTCTGGAACGCGATGGTGGGTACTGGAAAGTGCCTGCCGAATGGGTTAACGACATGACCACATTGCTCGACATAGGTGATGAGTACAAGGTGGTAGAGATAGAGACGGAGGTGGAATGATGAAAGATTTTCTGAAGAAAATGATGGAGGCGGGTCTGTACGACGACCCGTCTTTCACTGCAATGTGGAATGCAATATGCGAGGCGGCTGAAATCAAATCATACAAGGCAAAGCCTGCCTTGAATGTGTTTGAGGAAATGGTACATGCGGCGAGAGCAATCGCCATAGAGAATGCAGAGGTGTGAACATTGAGCAACGTGTGGTATACTCTACGGTACAGGGAGGTGATACATTGAGTGGAGAATACAAAGGGTATACGCCCGCAAGGCGGAAAGCCAACAAGAAGTACGACGAGAAAACCTATAAGCAATACTCGCTCCTGCTTCGATATGAAGAGGATGCGGATATAATCAAAAGCCTCGACGCCGCGATAGAGAGCGGCATGACAAAACGCGAGTGGCTACGCGGACTGTACTACGGGGACAAGTAAGGGGAGCGGATGCTCCCCTTCTTTTTTTATTTTTTGGACAAAAGCCCTGCGATAATCCCGTCGAGTTTTTCGAGGACTTGCCTGCGGCGTTTGTATATTAAGCCTCGGCAGACGTAGTTGCCGCCGCTATACTCGTCGATGGATTTCCAGATGGGCTTCTTTGGCTCGAAGAACATCTGGAATATCTCCAGTTCCTCTGGGGTAAGATACCCTTTTGCCCTTTCGTACATTGCCTCGCACTCTTCGATGTCGTCTATCTGCGAGGTTATCTCCATGCGTCTGAGTGCTATTCTGGCAGTCGGCTCTGAGATATCTGAGCCTCTGACGCCGCTCTCGTTGTTCATGGATGGCAGAAGGGTAATCGCGTCCAGTTCCGCCTGTAGTTTTTTCTTTTCGTCGCGCCATGTTCTCAGTTGTCTTATGAACATCTCTGTGTCAAAGTGATAACAGTTTTCCAGTCTCATTTGACTCCTCCTATGGTTATCTCAAGACCCTCTCGGTCTGTGGAATATTGTTTAGTGACCCGTAAATCAATGACCTGTTTGTCATCCTCATAGGCAACGCCGTTGAGCGCATCGAGGACGACCTTCGCGATGTTGTCTGTGTCTGGCTTTTTCGCGGGCGTCAAATCGCCGTTTTCAATCGCCTTTTTCTGCTTCTTGGTGTAACTCTTGGGAATCGAGAAAAATGCTCTTATATCGACGAATAGAGGCTCAGAGAGCATGTCTCCGTCGTAGGATGATGCTATGTGCTTCTCGTATTCTACTGTCTCTCTCGGAGTATATGCTCTGCCCCGTGAGAATCTCGGTCTGCCCTTGCCTCTGGGCGCGCCGTCCACAAAGAAAGTAATCATAAGAAACGCCCCTTTATGTCTATAATTTCGAACTCCAAGTCCATCATCTGGCTCTGCAAGTCGAACAGTTGCGCGGTCACGTCTTCAAGGCTCTCGCGGATTGCTCGCGCCTCTTCTTCTGTAATCCGTGTAGACTTTTCGGGGTTTTCTCTCCCCCACTCTTCTATAAGTTCTACTCTTTGTTCTGGCGTTGTTTCCTCGTTGAAAAGCCGTTCAAATGGCGCGAGACCTTCCGTCTCTCTCATTCTTTCGTATGTCTTAAGGTATGTTACTGCATCCATTATTTATCCCTCCCTTTCAATGTGTACTTCTGATAACTAAAGTGTTTCTCTGTACCGTCATCCTGTTTAATCAGACAGCAGAAGCAGTCCTTGCAGTCTCCATCACATCTCCACGGCGTCTGGAATGGAGTCATGCACCTTTCTTTAGACCGCCTCATTGGTTTATCACATCTCATTTAGCATCACCGTCACAATCATCTCCGTATCGTGGGCATTCATCACAGCCCACTATGTCGCATAATCTTGTTACGTCTGTCATTCCTTGCCTCCTCTCATGTCAGCACCGCAGTTAGGGCAGAAGTCAGACAAGTGTTCATCACCGCTCATATAAGATGGTGCATAAGCATAACAGTTAGAACATTCATGCCCACCTCTGCCATTTGTGACTTCTATCCACTCGCCCTTTGGTCTGTCGGGATAATACAGACCGCCACTCTCTTCGCCCCATACCATGACACGCTTCACCTTGCTTGCGTCTGATACGTTGACCTTTAGTGTGCCGTCCTCTGATATGTCCTCTGACAGTGCTTCCATCGCTATGTCTATGGCTTCTGCTACTTTCTTGTCCATAGAAGCGTAGGTCTTTTGCAATTCTTTGATGTAGAATATTGCTTGTTCTCTGTTCATTTCCCCCACCTCATTACAATTAGATTGATTGCGTAGGAACAAGCCTCAACCCAGTCTTTATATTCTTCATCATTTCGGAATGTCTCAATTATGTCTTCAAGTATTCCTATTGCTT